GAAATATCAGCCGATACGGTCCTAAGACCTGCGTCACCACAAAAACGAAAGAAAGGAAGTAAAACAAAAAATATAGCACGTTCAGCTACCAAGGCTTTTAATAAAGTGTGATCTGGGTGTTCTTCCCATGCTGTTCTTAATCGGAGTGCTTCGGCCTCAGCCTCAACGTTAACCCCAATTGAATTAGCAATATACCCAAGAGCAAGGTCATGGTTTTCCTCATCTTTAACGTTTGATTCTAACAGTACTCGTGCAGATTGGGGAACATCTTTTTCAAGAGCTTCTGAAATGAAGCCGCCAACTGGTAGCTCCATATGCCTAATTGCAAGGGCACGGTAGATGGTTTCTTCGGCACCCTCTTTGAGGGTACCAGCGGTGGTTTGTACGGGAGTCCACTTACGCTTTCTCCCAAGTAGTTTTTCATATGGATCTTTTTTCATTATTCTTGACAGTCACAGGTTATAGGCTCGTTTCCGAGAATATCCTGTAAGTAATCATCCACATCAGCTTGATCTAATGCTGCATACGCATCGGTCTTATCTTGTGTATCGGACATCACTTGCAGGGAGTAGTATAAGGAGGTCTGGGGTGATAGTAACCACTCTTCCACGAAGTTTCTGTCGTATGTAACAACATCACTCCAGCTATTAAATGAATAGCCGTGAAGAAGTCCTGTATTTTGATACATGATCATCAGTTGATCTGCTACTTTCTTGTAAGCATCCCAACCAACTTCACTAGCGATTTCTACATCGCCATAATCAAAATGTTGTACACCAAAAGTGCCACTGTCTCTATCAACAGAGCGACTTATAGGAGGTGCAATTTCTGGTGTGCATGTAAAGCCATCCAGATCTTTGCTTTTATAACTGCAACTAGCAGTAGGTGCGATAGCAAAGGCTCGTACCATATTATTATTGCGAGCTACTTTAGCTGCAGCGTCGATGCCTAACTTAATTTCATAAGCAAGATTCTCTGCGTCAGTAACTATTGAGCCACCCTCGTTGACTACAGCTAATGCTCTACCAAATTTTTCGTAACTAATACCCTCTCTTCTTAGAAGGTTAGCTAATCCAAGGCATCCAAGGCCGACTTGCCTGTCCGTTTCGGAGGGGAGATATTCCCCAGTTGCTCCGACACCTGTATGGCTATGGAGCTTGCACAACTCGGACATGCCCTGTACGAAAGCGTCTTTGATGTCCCCGCTTTTACAGGCACCGAAATTAATATGTTGCAAGAGGCACGTTCCTCGTGAGGGCAGGTATACTTCGAGGCAAACGTTTCCAAAAATTCTCCTAGCTTTGTCATCGTATCTTATTTTGTTAAGCCAGATGTCCCCAGATTTAATTCCGTGGAGGAGGGCATCTTTTGTTTGATTGTCTGTTTGGTTCCATTGAGCTGGCGTAAGGTTGACGCACCTTTTGATCCAAGGGAGTTCAGCTCTAGGAGTGCGCACGAACTCAATGATATCGGGATGATTAATATCAAGGTGAGCCACGACAGCGCCGTTCTTATAAACGCCACCTCTTCTAAGTGTTTCATTTAATGTTGAGTAAATTTTTGCGAATGATACAGGGCCAGAAGCTGTAAGACCTTTTCCGTTTTCACTTCCTCTGGGTCTGAGCCTTGATAGATGGACTGCAACTCCAGCTCCATGTCTGAGTGCATGAGAGACGAATCTCCAGCTTGCTTCGATTCCATTTTTTCCTTCCATAGAGTCTTCTACGACAAAAACGGTGCAGCTCACTGGAAGTCTTGATTCTGGGTTATCCAACCATGATTGGACCCGACCAGTGCGGGAGATAAGTTCTGCGGTCATTTAAGTTAAATCCGTTAAATCAGGTGGTTTGTAATTTGGTCCCTTAAGGACTTTACCGTCTTCTCGGTAGACTGGTTGCCCATCTTCTCCAAGTTTAGACATATTGCTTGCATGTACACGGTCTAGAGCTTCATCTAGGAACCATCCCATATTCTCAGCGTATTGGTAGCATACATAGACTAAATCAGCTAGTTCTTTTAATGCTTCAGCATGTATATTATTATTTTTTCTAAAGAGTAAACCTTCAGCTTCTAGGAATTCTTTAAATTCCTCTACGATCAGATTCTTCTGATAGGAACGCTTGTCTTTCGTCATCGACGATTTCAGCCTGTACTTTGTACGAAATTCCTTGGCTTGATCTGAAATAAAGGTTCTTTTCATGTGTTAGTTCGTTTTCTAAGTAGTGGATAGCTTTTTCTAAATCATGTATCTTGCTATCTTTATGACCTGCCCTGCAGATATACTTGATAGCATTGCCAAGATGGAAATTCAATCCTTGGTCTCTAATAAAATCCCAAACATCGATAGATCCCCGTTGGTAGTAACTTGGTCCTTTGGCCATTTAGCTATTAAATTTTTGATGGAATTAGCCATTACAAAATTTTGGTGTTGTAAGGCTACGAAAATTGTGGTGAAATCTTTGATATCGAAATCACCACTGTTTAATTTTAATTCAAGTTGCCTTAACTTTAGGTCTTGTTCCATCGTCAATTCGGTAATCGGCGAGGGGGGACCAGAGTTTCGGCTCTTTTTTGTCGAAGTCATAATCATCAGCAGTTAAAATACGAGCTAGTCTGGCATTCATTAGTGCTTCCTCTTCAGATAAACCTTTATCTTTGAAAGCTCCTAGTACTGTTTTCCAGCTATAACCTTTTTCATTGAAGAGAGCTTCCGCTCTTTTTACTCCAATTCCAGGGACTCCACTGTATCCATCAGTTTGATCTCCAGAAACGGATTGAATAAGGTGCCATTTTGCTCCATCTATAGGCGGGATTGTGAACGTTTCATCGAAGTTGTATAACTTCCCAGGGATTTGTCTCATATCCTTATCAGGTGAGGCAATGATGTTTCCTGGATATTTTGTAGCATAAATGCCCATACCATCATCGGCTTCAAGTCCAGGTTTAATAATAACCTTGTATTCTTTTTTTAAAGCATTGATGACTCTTTTATAACCGCATGGTTTCTTACGATTACGATGCCCCTTATATTCGGGCATTATTTTTTTCCTAAAATTTACACTGTCGGAAAAGAACAGTATTGTATCAGAGAATCCACCAAGTTTATTTTCAATCTTGGAGATCTCTCTTTTAACCGCACTGTATGCATTACTAAAGTTACTAGTGACAAGGATAACATCATTGCCAAAGTCTACCTCAGTTTCTGCAGCAGCACATGCCTTGTAGACAATAAAGTCTGCATCGCATAATATTTTCATAAATTAGTGGGTGTCTGCCCAACTTAGACCACTACTGGCCTCAGCTGCTATTGGGATTCGTAATTTGTAGTACTCTCCCGCCTCAGCAGCGGAAAGAACAAGAAGAGATTTGAGGTCATCAACATGTTCTGGTGTACATTCAAACTGTAACTCGTCATGAACAAAAGCGAGCTGACTGCAGCGTAGATCCATCTCTTTGATATGTTCATTGGTGATTAGCATCCAACGCTTCGCCAAAATTGCTGACGATCCTTGGATTAAATAGTTGAGTGATTTGTGTTTAGAGTCTACTAATATCTTTCTTTTATCGATACCTTGTACATAACCTCTCTCACTAGCTTTGTGTACTCCCTCCAGCAATTTCTTAAGACCTGGGATGGCATCGATGTAAGCCTTACGGATCTCTTTGCCCTTCTTCTTAGCCTTCTCTGGGGATAGTTGTTTGTCATATGATAAGCCTAGTTTTTGGTCTCCAGCTCCATACAAGAATGCGTAGGAAATTGTTTTGACCAGTTTTCGAGAGACGCCAATCTTGTCAGCGTTTTCTTGGTGTATGTCGCCATGCAATAGCACTTCTGCATACCTACCTCCATCCCATCTTGCAAGATAATGGGAAAGCACACGAAGTTCAACCCCAGCCAAATCACTCCCGACCATGAAGAGATCAGGCGAGGCAGTGAAAAGTTTTCTAAATCTTTCATCACTCGGCACTTGGGCCAGATTCGGAGATCGGTGGGCTGCTCTAAAAGTTTGAGTAGCTACCGAACAGTGGTGGTGAATTCTACTAGATGTCGTAACAAGCTTCTGCCATGCGTTCACGCCTTCTGATATCATCCCAAGCTTTTTGGTCAGATCCAGTAGTGTCAGAAACTGAAGAGCTATATCCGTTCCAATGTCTTTCAATACGGTCTCGTCTATAACCGCCTTCCCTGAATTCGTCAGTGAGGATGGTTGCCAGTCGTAATGTGTGGTAAGTATCCATGCTATATGGTCCCTTGATACGGGATTTAGTTCTCTGAGTTTGGTGAATGGAGCATTAGCGACATAGCCTTTGGTCCGATTAGCTCGCTTAGGAGTAAATACTGATCCGCTAACGTAAGGATACCTGTTGCGTAGTAGTTTACTAGTTTCTTCATACTCTTTTCGGAGAGTAGATTCAAGTTCCCGTGCAGCTGGCTCATTAAAATACCATCCATGTTGCTCCTGTTGTGTAAGAATTTCTGCGACCTGATGCTCTAACGAGACCCATTCAGGTAAGGGTGGAAGTGTTTGCATAATTTGGTGGTTACTACAACATCTTGTTCGCAATAGTCTTGCATTTCTTTAGACCAATTTTTCCAATCAGTCGTTTTACTAAAGTTACCTTTATATTCATTCAACCTATAACCATAGGACTCAAGGGAATGACGTCCATATAGTTGTAACGGCATGTGTTTCCACGCATGTTGCTTATCTATATCGAGAAGATTCGGATGATAAAGGCGAGATAACAAAAGAGTATCAACAATAGTCCCCCGAGGATTAAACCAAGGGTAAAGCTTTTTAATACAAGGTATGTCAAAGCCGATAATATTGTGACCGACCAGAACATCAGCCACTTCGAGCCAACCAAGCCCCGTAGTAATGGAGTAGCTGCTACCCATCGGAAGATCTTTTGGACTCTCTGTATAGGGTTCATCATTAAATGTTTCAAG